GTACGGGTACGGGTACTAAACCACATCAACAACAAACCATAAAGTTATGACTGAAATCAAAACCGTAGATGTCGAAATTATTAAAGATGACAAAATTGTAAAGTTTGCCGCAAACACCGGGCTGGAAACCACCGCTGCCGCGAATTTGGTGGATGCGTTTCGGCCAATATTTAGCAAGGCCCGAGCTGCATTGGCTGACGCAAAAGGCGTGGCTGAATCTGTGAAAGACGCAACGTGCGTACGCGAGATTCGCAAGTCCCGCGAGTGTAGGCTTACCATTCGCTCAATCCGCATTGAAAGCGAGAAGGTCCGCAAAAAGCAGAAAGAACACGCGCTGGCCTACGGAAAGGCCGTTGACGGATTCCACAACATTCTCCTGGCCGATCTTTCCCCGGTGGAAACGGCTTTGCAAGAAGCGGAGGACACCGCCGAGCGTGCGGAGCAAGCTAGGCTAGGAGCGCTGAAAGCCGCCCGCGAAGCCGAGCTTCAACCGCTCATGGATACGCCCATTGTTGGAGACCTTTCCGATATTTCGGATAAGGATTTCCAACAGCTTGTTTCCGATGCAAAGCTGTTGCGTCAGGCCAAGCTTGACGCGGCCAAGGCTGCCGCCGAAGCCGCCGCGAAAGCCGCCGCCGAAGCAGCATCCAAGGCGGAAGCTGACCGAATCGAGCGCGAGCGAATCGACGCCGAGAATGCGCGACTAAAGGCTGAGGCTGAGGCTTTGGAGTCTGCGGCGAGGGCTGAACGCGAGGCCGCAGCAAAAAAGCTAGCCGAGGAGCACGCCAAAGCGGAAGCCGCCGCCAAGGCACAACGGGAGGCTGCCGAGAAGCAACTGGCCGCCGAGCGCGCCGCCGCCGAGGCCGCTGCGAAAGCCGCCGCCGAGCAGGCCCGCAAGGAGCGGGAGGCGGTCGAAGCCAAGGCCAGAGCCGAGCGCGCCGCCGCCGAGGCCGCTGCGAAAAAGGAGCAGGAGCGTCTAAAGGCGGTTGCTGAACAGCACCGCAAGGAGCACGCCGCCGCCGTGGCCCGTGAGCAAGCCCAGCGTGACGCCGAGGCTAAGCAGCAGGCCTATGCCGCCGCCGCCGCCAAGAAAGCCGCCGCCGCCCCGGACAACGCCAAGGCGCAGGCTTTCGCGGATTCGCTCCGAAAACTGCCGCTGCCATCATTCACCGGAAAATCGTGGTCGCTGTTGCCATCCAAGGTTGAGGCGCTGGCGGAGTGGGTTGAGGATCAAACTTCAACCGGAGAATTATTATGAGACTTAATCACACAAATAGAGATCAGGATTCGATTTTGTCAGATTGCGAATCGTTTGGAGGGAAAGCGGAGGAATGTGCGCAAGTCGCCGACTCGCTGGACCAACAATTGATTGAACTTGATGCTAAAATCCTGGAATTGGAATCCAAAATCAAGGAGCTAACCAAATGAACCCCAACGAAACCCACATGTCGCTGGAGAAGGCTGCGCCGATGAGCGTGGCGCCGTCATCCGGGGGCATCTCAATCGAACAGGCATTCCAAGCAGCCGCATCCAAGTCGCTGGACAAGGAATCGCTGCAAGTCATGAAGGAATTGCTGGCAATGGACTCTGCGCGCCAGTTCAACACCGCTTTTGTGGCGCTGCAAGGCGACATGCCGGTGATAGTGGCCAAGACGACTATCCCAAACCGGGGAAAGTATGAGAAGTTTGAAGACCTGATGACGGTGGTTGGTCCACTGCTGACCAAGCATGGATTTACAGTGTCATTCTCGCAGGACTTCAAGGATAACCGAATCCTGGAAATATGCACATTGTCTCATTGCGGTGGACACTCACGCGCCAATTCGTTTGCCGTCAGGGCGGGGCGAGCCGATACCGATACTCAGGCCGATTGCAAGGCGGCCACCACGGCGAAGCGCAATGCGCTCTGCAATGCGCTGAACATCGTAATCCGGCAAGACTGCTTGAACGAGGAAAACGACGCTGGTATTGAGGGTGATCCGAATGCGTTCATAACCCCGGCTCAGGCCGAGGAGCTTGAGAGGAGAGTGAAAGAAACCAATTCAAACGTAGAAGCGTTCCTCAAAGTGGGTCGCGCTCGGTCATTCGCTGAAATTCCAGCATCAAGATACGAGGATCTTGATCTTGGGCTGCGCCGAAAGGAGAGGATGGGACGATGAAAGCGGAATCCCTGATGAAAATGCAATCTTTCAACCAAAACTCCCGAATTGCCCACAAATGAAAATCCACACTGATATTGAGCAGGGCTCACTGGAATGGTCAGTCATGCGGGCTGGCAGGGTAACGGCATCTGGCATAGACAACCTCATTACTCCGCTTGGCAAGCCAAAGGAGGGTGATGCTGTCAAAACGTACATGCTGGAGCTGCTTGCGGAAAACTGGATTGGAGGCCCGCTGCCGGCCGTACAGGGCGTCTGGGACTTGGACCAGGGCAATTACCTTGAGAGATACGCCCGCCCAGCGTTTACGCTGGAGACCGGTTTTGAAACCAGTCAGGTGTCGTTCATCGAGGGCGACGACACGCGGACTGGTGCCAGTCCTGACGGGTTGCTGGTCGGGAAGGAGATCGGACTTGAACTTAAATGCCCACACGTCGAGAAACACATCCGATATCTGATTGACGGATGCGTTCCGAAGCAATACATGCCGCAGGTACAATTCAGCATGTATGTCACCGGTTATTCGCAGTGGTATTTCGCTTCATACCGGATGAAGTTTCCGATGCTGGTTATGTTGGTTGAGCGTGACGATAAATGGCAAAAGTCCATTGGCGAGGCATTGCATGACTTCTTTGAAGCATACGACGGCGCATGGAAACGCCTGGTCGCAATAAACGGCGCACCGCCGCCGCCGCGTCAGCAATTCAGACGCTATGACAAACTCGACGACCCGCGGTTCGATCCGAAACCTGAAAACTTCGACATGCCAATACCTTGACTGCTGCTGAATTTATCGGCAATGCGGATTAAATGGTTGAAACCAAAATACAGAATATGAGCGTAAATCACTTTTACTTAATAAAGCGAGGGCCGCGGCCAGAGCACCATAAGGCCCCATTCCATCCAATCATCATTTGCCCCAAAAAACGGATCGCTAAACGCGAAGCCAACTGGTCAGGCGAAAAGGCATGGGTGTGGGAGCGGCACAAGATTGAAGGTTGCTGGGAAGGATTCCTGTTATCCAGATGGAACGGCTTAGACATTGATTATGGACATATAGTTCGCGGATTCGCGCTCCCAGACGGAACAGAAGCCGCCTTTGCTCATGATCCAACCAGAGAGCCATACACGCTGGTCATGGGGGCTGTTTGGTGGGATGACAAACAGATCCCCAAATCCTTGCTGTCTGCTGGAGTCATTTACCCACCGGACACGTTTAGCCGCCAGTGGATACTTGATGGAATTGCCGACAACGGTTGTTCTGGGTTTGGACGGGCGGAGCCTGGCCACTGGCCCAAAATAACCATTCCTGATGATGCGGAGAGCCTTTCAACCACTTAATCCGAATAGCCGACTTTTGACCTCGATATGCTAGGATTTAACGGCACCGATAGGTGGCCGGGAGTTGGAAGCTCCTGAAATAAAAATGCGACTGTGAAAAAACACAACGAAACTTCGCCCCGTCGTCTGACGGTGACAACGGTCATTCATCCACGCTCCAGCGTGGCGGTCGCGCCGCTTCCAACACTGTCAGACGCCGGGTCGAATTTTTGCAGTTGTTTATGAATCAGCCTCCAGCATTTCAGTTTTACGTTGATAACTTCATTGAGGGCACAAGCGAGATGTCTCCGCATGAGTGCGGTTGCTATGTGAGATTGCTTTGTCACCAGTGGTCACGTGGTCAAATACCATTGAGCGACCCTCAAAAACTTAGACGCGTCGCCGGGGGGGTTGTATCTAATGAAGTGCTTGCAAAGTTTCCAGATGGAAAAAATAATAGGTTAGAGCGGGAACGTGAAAAACAGCAAGCCTGGCGCGAAAAGAGCCGCGAGGGTGGTTTGAAGGGAGCCGCAACCAGAGCCGGAAGGGTGGCTCAACCACCCTTGCAACCAAATGGCCAACCAAATGGCAACATTCCGTCTCCGTCTCCGTCTCCGTCTCCAAATAGGGAGGGGAAAGATGCTACAAGCATCCCACAAGCAATGCTTGGAGCATCGGAACTTCCGACCAGAGAGCAAGCATTAGCCATGACAATGTGTGTTGGAATACCGCCAAAATTTTCCAAATACGTCTATGACGATTGGGCAAGCCGAAACGGAAAGGATGGCAGTGGCGTCGTGGTTGGTTTTCTGCCATACGCCCTAAAGCGATGGGTGCGCGAGCAGAACGAATGGAAGGCCAGAACCCACAAGGGCAACAAAGCGCCAGTTGGGCCAAACGGCGAACCTTATCTGGACCCCCATCGCGCAATCGGAAATGGATCTCCATGAGTGACCGACTACCACCCTTTGATGAATCCGCCGAAATGGCGGTCATTGGCTGTTGCATCAATACGCCAGGGGAATGTATTTCCGAGGTCGGACTAGTGGTCACAACCCCCGATTTTTTCTATTCTGTAAAATGCCGCACGGCGTGGGAGGTGGTCGCCGGCATGGCGCCGGATGCCGTCAATCTGCTGACCGTTGCCGACAAGCTGAGCGCGATGGGCCGCGAGCAGGCGTTTGCGTTCCTGAATGAATGCCAAGACCGTGCGTTTTCGAGCGCGAACCTACCGGCTTGGCTCGACTTGGTACGTGATAAGTTCATTCTTCGTCGCGTTATTCGCGTGGCCAGCGAGGCGGTTGGGGCGGCGTATGACGGCGGATCATCCGGTGACGTGCTGGACGCGTTTGAGCGCGACGTGCTGGCCATTCGGCTGGCAAACAAAGACGAGTCGGACATCAAGACTTTGCTGCGGGAGGCTGTCAGCATAATCGAGCAGCGAGTGTCAAATGGCGGCCAAATTAGCGGATTGTCCACCGGGCTTTTGGATCTGGACCGCAAGAGTGATGGCTTGCATCCAGGGGAATTGATTGTTCTAGCCGCGTTTCCATCCTGCGGCAAGACCGCGTTGGCCGTAAATATCGCCGTGCACAATGCGCTAGCCGGCGTTCCGGTCGGCATCCTGTCCGCTGAAATGCGCCCGGTGCAACTCGCTTTGCGTTCATTGTGCGCAGAGGCTCGCGTAAACTTCCGGGAGGTTGTTGAGGGTGATTTTACCGCGCTAGTAACGCAAGCCGGACGCTTGGCGAATGCTCCCCTATATATTCAACAGTGCAACGGGTGGAGTATTGGTCAGGCGCAGGCCCAAGCGCGGCGTTGGCAACAAAAGTACGGCATCAAGCTCCTGGTGGCGGATTACATCCAGCGTTTTACGGGCATCGGCGAGAACCGCGAGCGCGAAATCGCTTCTATCGGCGCCGGATTCAAAAACGTGGCGCTTGAGCTTGGTATTCCAATAATTGCCCTGTCGCAGATAAACGACGATGGAAAACTCCGCGAGTCGCGTGCGTTGGGCCAGGACGGGGACAGTGTTTGGAAGCTGGAAAATGACGGTGAGCGCCAGCCCAAAGTGCAAAGCGTGCTCCTGAGAATCGAAAAGTGCCGGGATGGCGAGGTTGGCAACGTGCCGCTGACCTTCCTAAAACCGTTCACAAAGTTCGAGTCGCAATCCAAGTACCACGAGCCGTCCGGCTACAATCCTTCCGATGACTGATTGCGGGCGCGTTATAGGCGCGTTGGCGCGCGTTGCGCGTTGCCAAGCGCGTTCTGGCACATTAGTGGGCATGAAGCCACACTAAAATGGTACTAGGGCCGACTCACTATTTCGGTAGAGGAATGGCGCTGTTGTGATTTGCGACCTTGGATGATCCCCGCATCACGCCGACCGAGGAGGAGTCCAACATCACGCCGACCGAGGAGGAGTCCAACATCACGCCGACCGAGGAGGAGTCCAACATCACG